ACCAAAAACGACATTTCTACTTTTATCTCAATTGTTAAGGAAATCCTAAAAGACAAAAAATGGCCATGACACAATTTACAAAAACGGGCGAACTGATTCACGATTGGGAACCCAGTAAAAAAGACTACAAAGCCGGTCAAAACTTTTACCATACGACTTTGCGGGATAAAGATCACGACAGATTCCTTGTTGCTTTTGGCAATATTAACCGGGCGGCATTACTCCGGGAATTACTCATTAAAGCCATTGAAGAAAAAGAAGCCGAAAATGATAGGATTCGAAATGAAGGTGAGTAAAACCAGATTGTTGATTGGCATAGATCCTGGGAGCACTTGCGGAATGGCAACACTGATCCCAAATTCAAAGTGCCTGAACCTGTATGAATTTGGTTCAAATGTTCAGGCAATGTTTCAGGTTATTGAGTTGTCAAACGATTATGAGATTGAGCTATTCATTGAAGATGCTAGGCTTTACAAGAAATCTGGATTCCATGCCAAAACATCGGACAAAGGACGTTTGCAGGGCGTTGGATACGTTAAAGGGTATTCTAAGGAATGGGAAGCGTTTTGCAGATTGAAGATGTTCAGATTTAATCTTTTACAGGCAAAAAACACAAAAGTAAGCCCTGACTTTTTTGAAAAGCTGACCGGGCTAAAAACTTTGAAAACTCAAACGCACATGAGAGATGCTGCAATGATAATCTTTGGAAGAAGTTAATTTTAAAAAGTTTTGAGAATAAAGAAAACCAGGTATATTTGCAAAAACAAAAGAAAACGCAAATGAAAACAGAACTAAAAGGCATTGACGCCAAGGTTGCGATACATTGCACGACGCCGGAATTATACACTCAGGTATTGGATTTGTTTCCAATAAATGCTGAGAAAAGGAAGTTAATGGACTTTGGCTTTGATAAATACGGGAATGAAACTTGTATTGCAGATTATGGGCTTTGCTATGGAAGAATTGATTTTTGGAAATCAGAAGGCTACACCATAATCACTGCATCCGAATTCATCGCCATGAACACCGAACCGGAATCTGATAGCAAAATTGTTGGCGCAGACATGATTTGCCCCATTACAAAAAAACACTGCGACGACGAATGTTGCACCATTGGTTCTGAGTGCAATATGAGTGGCGATGAAATATCGAACACCGAACCGGAAGCAGACAAGGAACGGAAGTTGTTGGAGGGATTTTTAAACTGGTCCGGCAAAAAGATAAGGGATGAAGAAATTGACAGCTTCCTTACCTCCCTCCGCAAGCCAGCGTTTGAATTGATTTGTCATGACGGTGTTGTGACCGATCCGGAGCAGATGGTGTGGGTAATTAACAACGGGCAACTAGTCCGATATAATGCAGGAATGGCATTAGGCAAAACGTGCTATATTCAAAAATCCGCCGCCAACAACCACCGCCGTCACAACACGCCAGCGATCAAGCTGAGTGATATGACATACGACGCTGAATCAGAATCGTATTGTATCGGATTGAATGCCGCCCACAACCTTGTAAACGAACGCATCAAATGACACCACAACTCTGTAATTTCGAACAATCGAAGGCTTTGAAGGCGTTGGGCTACAAAGGCAAGACCAAGCACTTTTTCAAAAATGGCCTTGCTGAAGAATCATACTACGAATGGGATAAGAACGACCATCGGGAATGGCTTTGCACCCGCCCCACCATCCAAGACGCAATCCGTTTTTTTCGTGTGGAGAAGGGGATAGATTGCGGTGTTACGATCAATGTAAACGACTTGAAATTTACCGGAGACTATATGTTTGACGTTGTAAAGCCGAATGGCAAGGTTGAATCGGTTGGTGGATATGATTCCCCCGACGACGCAGAGAACGCTCTTTTGAACCGGATGATTGAAATTTCAAACCAAGAGAAAGCATGAACAATAAAATCGGACACATTCAATCGGCAATGATTGATCTTCTTTGGCAGCGCAACTACATTTCTGTCCATCAGGAATTAAATCCATTCAAAAGAACTGTGACGCTAATGGACGAAGATGGTAATGAGATTCAGCCCGTCAGGAATTCATTGGTTGAAAGCCTTATCAAACGGGATATTTGCAAAATAGAAATGGTTCATTCAACGGTAATGCCGGACACAGAAACTTATCGGGTAACACTAAAAGACAAATCCACCCCGACAGACAATGAAATTCACTCCTGATCCAACATACGAAGGGCTTTTGTCACAGGCATATTCACTTGCAGCCCTTGTGAGAAGTTTGCAAAGTCAAGTATCGTACCTGGAAAAGATTTCCAACCATTCAGCCGCAAAGGTTATTGATCAACTTGAAAAGCAGGTTGATTCCGAAAGAGAGATGAACCGGATATTGACAAAAGAACTTTTAGCCACCCCGACAGAGGGGTAATGAAAATGAGTACACTATTCGTAGTAATGGTTCCAGAAGGTTCCTATCAATGTGAAGTAGAAGATGAAGATATTCCAAAGGGCTATTATGAGGCCGTTGCTTCTCGTGGCAATTCTGGAATAATGCGTTGGAAAAATCCAATAGCGCAGTTATTACCCATAGAAACAAAAGTCTATCCGTGGGACAATACAGCACAAGGCATATTCACAATTGCGGATATTATCAAAGAAATCAAAGAGCAGGAAATCAATTAACAATCAACGCCGCAGGGCTTAAACTGACAGTATGACACATTTAATTCCAGAAACAGAAGAAGTTATACACTTTCATTGGATTCCCGATGATGAGGCAGAAAAAGGGGCGGAAGCCGGAGATGTCATTTTGCACAATGCAAATCCAACAATGGTAACATGGCATGAAAGCGATCCTTCCAGAAACGGAACTTATTTTAGGGTAAATTTATCAGTAAAGCGCATTGAACAAATGTATGCTGAAATTCAAAACATCAAACAACAAACAGCGATGCTTAAATTTGACGGGCATCTTCCTTTTTAAATCTATGAAACGTATCCTATCTCTCGCCCTCCTGCTGATCGTGGTATCGGTAGCGGCATTCGCTCAAAAGTCAGACTCAACAGACCTGACACTTCCAAAGTTCGAGGTCAAAGACCAGAACGGACATTCACAACGCTTCACACATCCACGCCTGAAGCGATTCAAAGGTAAATTGTACGTCAATGGTAGAGCCAGAGGCGAAAAGGCCAAGGACAGCGTTTTTGTGGCCCCTGTTGAAGCAGAACCAAACCCTATTCTGGTTCCGGTTCCACAACAAACCATTACTGAACTGGAAGCCACATTGCAGGGGCCGGTGGCAAGCCCGAAACTATTATGGGTAGTGGAATATGATAAGTTTATTCAGCTTGGTTCAAACGTTCAGAATGCAGTGAACTACGTTTCTGAATTGGTCGGGAAAATGCAGCCGTCTTTTGATCGGGTAGGGTTGCCTAAATGGGTAATCAAAGAAGTGATTGTTCATACCTCACCAACCATCCTGACAGCCCTACCATCCAACACCACGACACAAACCCTGTATAATGAGTTTGGGGTTATGTATTGTTCGAGGTGGGATGTTGATGGGAAGGTATTGCTGACAACCAGAAATGTCGGTGGTATTGCCAGTATGGGAGTGATTAACAACAATGCTGATCCTAATAAACGCATCTGGAATGTAGCCGTAATTGGCGCACCAAGTCAGTACCTAATTCTACAACCAACATACAATACCGTCTATTCAGCAACGCATGAGTTGGGCCACTTTTATAACGGTCGGCACACATTTGTCTGCAACGACTTCCCTGACGGGACGCAAAAAAGGATTGACAGCACCTACTTTGAAAACGGTTCACCTTGCGGAACAACTACCAAGCGACCGGCCAAGCCAGTAACGGTACTAAGCTATGGACAACTCTATCAGGCATTGGATACGGCAAACAACTTTCATCCTGTTTCAGCGGCCCGTATGGTGGCATACTGGAACGCTCAGAAAGGGGTATTGCCAAATGATCCTGCGCCGGCCTGTACTACAACGGTCGGACCTTGGAGTAGTTATTCGGGTGGATACAGAACCAGACTTGTGACGGCTAAACCTTTGAATTGTCGTGGCATTGTTCCGGCATCCATTGAGAAGCAGCCCGTCATAGTCAATCCACCACCAACACCAACCAACACCTTCTCCATATCTGGAACGCCTTACCCTGGCTACACCAGGGCCGACACATCAAAAGCAATCGACGGCAACGAATCAACCAGATTCCTGACGACGGGAGCAACAACGCTGACATGGAACTTTGCGGTTCCAACAACCAGAACATCGGTTTACATGAGTTCAGGATATAAGGAACCCAATGGAACTATTAGCAGCCCCAACCAGACATTGACATTAACGGTTGATGGGGTTGATGTTCCGTTGGCGTTCGATAAGAAGGTGAAGTTCACCAAGGCGATTAATGTGACCGGAAAGCGGTTTGTTTTGACGACGACGGGAACGGGTAATATTTCACGGGTTTTTGAAATACAATTGAAATGAAAGTAACTATGACAATCGAAGTGGAATTAGAAAAAGGCATGGAACTTACTATGCCCGACGAAAGAGAATGGGCTGAAGAAGTTGTATTTGTTGCGAGTAGCAAATTAACCATTCATTCAGAAGAGATAGGGGACACGGTTGGAGCCGTTACAAAAATTGAAAACTTTAAATGGATTGATGATGGAACAATTGATTAAAGAATTGCAGGATTCAAAGGCCGTTCTTTTGGCCGATGGATATAAGGAATGGTCCTATGTAGTATTGAGTATTGACAACGCAATCAAAGCACTTCAGAAGCCATGACACCCGCTGAAATCATCGCATCCGCAAATGTGACCGATCCGGAAAGGTTCCGGTATGAGGTGGAGAGCCATACCAGATACAATGGGGATTATGGATTTGGATATGGGTATTACCCAAAAGGCCAGTTTAGATTCAGTTTCTACCCAAAGTACATTATAAGTTTTAATTCACTTTATTCGCCAATCGCAAAATTCAACTTAAAAGCATGGAAATGACCGATCCAATTCCAACTCAAACCTTTCCAGCCGTATGCCCGATTTGCACCCACAGAATGCAGATTGTGTGTCCGGTTGGAACCAAGACCGTAGATTGTACCAACTGCGGAAAAGAAATCGAAGTACCGAAAACATTTAAAGAAAATTAAACAAATATGAACGACGAAGTATTAGGGCATCTACGAGAAGCCAGAGCAATTTTAAATGATGAATTGCCAAAAAGCAGAGAATCTGCAATTGTGATTACCAAGATTGAAGAAGCCATTCTTTGGCGGCAGGAAAATCTGAGATTAAGAACTCCGGCAATTAATGAGGAACAAAAAAAGCCTGATTAACAAATGAAAAAAGAAAGGAAATACCCGTGTATATGTGGCAGACAATCCTGTACGCTATCATTGGCCGACCTACTGAAAGACATTCCAACCGAACCGAAAAAGCCGAAGAAGAAATGACAAACCACCAACAACAAGCCGAAGCACTCTTTGAGGGGTGGGTTCAAAGATTCGCCCACTTGAATGATGGGCCGGTATTCACAAAAGAGGATGCCATAAACTTTGCCGCCTTTTGTCTGGAGAAATCCGGATGGAAGAAATACCCGGATGAGAAGCCGGAAAAGGTCGGGGAATACCTTGTTATTATCAATGATGGGGATGATTACAAGCCATCCTTACTGAGAAAAATAAATGATAATCACGTATGGAGTAGGGCGGTAATCGCTTTCATGCCAATTCCTGAATACAAGCCATGACCTCCACCATCCTCGAAATCATCCAACGGAAGAAAGCATGAAAATAGAATGGCATTTTAGCTATGTCCCAGAAGGGCAAATGGAGCCGGACGAACACGGTAGATGGGCTGTCTACGGCTACATTCATGTCCATGTCAAAAAAGGGTTGCCTGAGAAATTTGATTGGCTTTCGGGCCATGGGGCATACCATCCGGTTCAATGTTGCGTAATAAAGCAGTCCGGAACCAGAGGCAACCCTGTTATGAATTATAAGTTCTTTTGCACCGTTCCGGACATAATGAATCCGGCAGCAGGGTTTGGCCCGGTAAGACAAATGTTTTCCGACGATCTGGAAGACCTGAAACGTCAGGTGGAGGAAAGGTTTGAAGAAATGCGGGTAGCGTTTAAATATTGTAAGTAAGCTAGGTTTATTTTCATACAGCGTACAATTGCGAAAGGCGTATCCAGATTGGGTGCGCTTTTTTATAACAACCGTTTTGGATTTGGCCTGGCTTTCATTGGCCCTTTGTTATGCCAGTATTGATTGCGTTTCGAATACTCAGAATACTTCAGTTGCCGGGAACAACTTGAAGCCAGGAACAAAAGGATTAACAAGATGGGTTTCATTCGCCCTCTTTTGCGGGTTGAGTATTTCTTCCAATCATAAACCAGAATAAACCCTGGACAATAGCTTTCAGGTTTTCCAGCATTCCAGGATCTAACTCGTAAGTCGGCTTTGGCAAGATGTGAGGGGCGATAAACTGGAAACCATAAACGCAAGTGATAAACACAAAAAGACCGTTTCTTGTAAAACGGTCTCCCCAATTAATCCGCTTGCCATTTATGTCGTTTGCCATTACAACCCTGGGAAAATGCCTTTTATAATTCCACCAATAAAACGACCTCTTTTTTCGGCACGTTCTGATTTGGTTTGTTTTGACCGATCAACGGAATCCAGATATTGAACGCATAAAGCCAGAAACCGGACTTCCTTTTGCAAAGAATCATTGGCGTTCAAAAGGATCTGCCTTTCAACGGAATGGGCCAAAAGCATGGAATCAACCTTTCGATCAATCTTAGAGCGTTTCTGAATGCCGGATTGGATTTGTTGCTCAATTGCTGCAAGGCCAATGAAAACAAATACTAAAGCGATGATGAAGTATTTCATAAAGTTGATTTGAAAAGGTTTTTGATTTTTTGCCAAGTTGAAAGTTTGCGTTCCTGGATTGCTTCCTGTTTCAGCACGGGTTTGACGATGTTGTCCCATTCCGGTTTCTTAACGTCTCTGATCCGTTTGTAGCCGTCCATACCCAAAAGGATCAACCGGCCAAAGATCAGCAAAGCGGCCCCATGAATCAGAATCCAGTTTTCAGTTTGGGTAAAAAAAGTTGCAATGCTGATGGTCCCCAGATCCGCAAGAAACTTCATTGTATCCTCTTTCAATCGGCAAACAAAATGTGAGATTGCGTCTTTCATTAGTACAACCAAATTACGTCCTTGTCTTTTGTCGGATCACAGTCTACGTGAATGAATCCGTTTGCAATCCCCAGACGATTAAATCCGGCCTGAATCAAAGCCCGAACAATCACAAGGCGAAGCCTGGAACCTCCAGTATTTGGCAAATCAATATCAGCCGCCCATCCAGTTAAGTGAGGCGAATCAATTTTACCGCCTTCAAGTTTATTCTTTGCAACCGTCCGAAAGCCGGAATTGATCTTAAAAGGCACATTGGCAATCCCTCTTGCCGCATCCAGTTTCTTTAAAAATTCCGGTTGCATTTGTGATCCAGAACCCGGCAAATCAGGCGAATCAAATTCCGAAAGGATAAAATGTTTGAGGTTCAGCATGGACGCAAATTTTAACCTAAAAATTATGTAATCAAAACGCCCTGTAAATCAAAGGGATAAAAAATAATTGAAAAATATTTTACATTTCTTTTTAAATATGTTTGCAGATTTAAAAAGTAGTATTACCTTTGTCTCAACGAAAACAAGAAAACAAAAACAAAAATGAAAACCGAATACCAAAACCTAAAAAACGCAATCATTGAAACGAAAACAACTTTTCGCATGATTGCAAAAGACTCTAAAAATTGGAGTTCAATGAATTGGGCCGCTATGTTGTCACCAGAAAACTATGCCCTTTTACGAGCCTTTAACAAGTTCCTTTTTGGGTCAGATTATAAAATTCACGCCACTGCTCTTGCAATTGATCTGTATGATTTTGAAACTTTTATTTCTTTGAAAAACAACTAAGCCCTACGGGGCTTTTTTTATGCCCAAAAAAATATTTTATCTTTTTTCTTAAAAATGTTTGCAGAATTAAGAAGAAGTATTACCTTTGACTCAACAAACAAAAACAGAAAACAAAATGGCACTAGTTACAAAAGCAGACGGTTATTCATTAGGATTCACAAGAATGGCAAACTTAAGTCTTAAAAAAAGAAGCAATTGTTTTGTAAAGCTTTTCTTTGAAGGATTTACTGAAATCCCAGCAAACAATACAGAGTTAATGAGCCGTTTAGAAAAAATGTCAGAAGCCGAATACAAAACTTTTAAAGCCAATGCCTAAAGGAATCCCAAAGTCCGGATCACGAAAGCCAGGGGCCGGACCAAAAAAAGGAAACAAGCCAGAAACAACGACAATCGCTTTCAGGGTTCCAGTGATCTTTAAAGCCAGATTAGAATTGGCAATGCGAAACATGATTTCAGAAATGAAAAAGGAACAATAGTATATTTGCTCCGCAATAGCGATGAGATGCGCCCCAATCCGCCCGGTTTCCACGGGTTAAATCTTATGGCCAAAATGGAGGGGTATTGCAAAAAAGCCAGTTCGTAAAGGATTGGCTTTTTCTTTTTACCTTTGTCAAAATCATTTGTGAGAAATCACGGCTTAAATTTAACACTATGCCAGCAGGTAGACCTTCAAAATATGAACCTGAATTTGCACAACAAGCACACAAACTTTGCAAACTTGGCCTGACTGACAAAGAGTTAGCAGCATTTTTTGAGGTAAGCGAACAAACGCTCAACGCATGGAAACAGGAATACCCTGAATTTCTTGAGTCCTTAAAGGATGGCAAAGAAATGGCTGATGCCAGAGTTGTTCAAAAGCTATTCGAGCGGGCAATGGGGTATGAACACCCTGAAACAAAGTTCTTTACGGTTAATAAAGGCGATTTTGTGCAGGAAATTGAAACCCGTGAAACCACTAAGATTTACCCGCCAGACGTTACAGCCGCAATATTCTGGCTGAAAAACCGTCAGCCTTCAAGATGGAGGGATAAGCAGGAAACCGACATGAACATCGGCATTACTGAAGTATTGCGACCAAAAGCCCCAGAGGACTTAGAATCTTAAAAATCCATGTGTGCTAATATCAGCACCGGAACAAATTAGCATAAGTTACAAAAGTACCATTGATATATGTTAAAAGCGCCGTTAATTATTGAGTGCAAGTGGATGTCTGGGGCTCAGACACAACTTGAAGAACTTGGAATTTGCGAGGTAAAAACGGGAGAAACGGCTGACAAGCAACTTCGATTTTGCCACATTGACCATTACTACGAATTCGAGGATTCAACCGATGGGAAAACCCGTGTTGCAATTCATTCAGGGCAAAATCAATTCGTGACCGATATGCCAATTTCAAAACTAGATGAACTGATTGCAGAGTTTTCATAGGTGAAAATAGACCTTACAAATCCCAATCTGTGGAGTGCCAAATATTTACCGGCAATCACAAACCCGAAGTATTACAACATACTTTATGGTGGGGCTGGATCTGGAAAGTCGCAGCAAATGATTCAGAATTTCCTGATGGAAATAATGGATCCGGCAAATGTCAATCAAACCTTCTTTGTTGTCCGGAAAGTCCATTCAACGCTCCGGAACTCAGTAATACAGGATTTCAAAAATAAGATTGCAGATTGGGAAATTGGGGGCTTTGTCAAAGTCAAGATTTCATTATTTGAAATTACATGTAGCACAAATCGCATTGTCTTCATGGGTTGTGATGATCCCGAAAAGCTGAAATCACTTTCCCAGGCAAAAGCAATATGGATTGAAGAAGCAACTGAATTGAGCCTGGAAGATTTTACGCAGATCACACTAAGGCTGCGAGGCAAGTCCATTCACAAAAAGAACATCTACATCACATTCAATCCGGTTGCTGATTCGCACTGGTTAAAAAATAGGTTCTTTGATAATCCTCCGGAAAAGGAAAGAGATTCGATACTGATCCTGAAAGCCACATACAGAGATAACCTTTCGAAGCTAAACCCTGAATACATCGACACCCTGGAATCGTTGGCAGAAGTCAATGAAACCATGTTTTCAATTTATGCAGAAGGCGAATGGGGCGTATGGGATAAAGAGAACTTGTTTGCCAGGGATTTCAATGAATTAATTCACGCCGTTGATGGAGGCTGGAAAGCGGTCAAAAGTCTGCCATTGTATTGCAGCTTTGACTTCAACACCGGGAATAATACTCTGATGGTTGCTCAACACATTTTGAATCCATCGGCACACCGATACTGGGCCGATATTAACATCTTGAGAACTTACGTTGGTGCTGATCTTGAAACCTTATGCCAGACGGTTCTGATTGATTACCCGAATATGGAAATCTATGTGAATGGTGATAGTGCCGGGCATTCAGGAAACGCATTGACCGGCGATAATGTATCAGCGTACCAGTTGATAACAAACTACTTCAGATTGAACCCAGAATATCAGCTTGTCGTTCCACCTGGTAACATCCGGCACACCAGTTCGCAACTGTATGTGAATTCGGTCCTAAAGAAATGTAGGATCCGGATATTCAGAAATCAACATCTTATAAAGGATGGCAATGTAGAACTGATCTCAGATTTGAAGTCGGCTAAGATGGTTAAGAATAGCCTGGATGAATGGAAGAAAAAGAATCCGACAATGGGGCACAGGTTGGATGCATTCCGGTATTACATTTCATCGAACTTTTACTCACTGGTTACGGACCTCAATATTTCGAAGTTCAATCAGAAAATTACAGTTGCGGAATTTGATTAACTTTGCCTCATGAGTTGCTGCGTTTCAATTTTCCAGTATTGCGGGTTTGTTGCCAATTGCGCAACGTCTGTTTTGATTTCGGTTCCAAATGATTATCCGGATGCTGAGATTGCTATTTCAGTCAAAAACGGGAATGGCAATGGATTTAAGCAGACCTTAGATGTTATCAATAACTTTGTCGAGGTTGATTTAACAACTATTCCAGATGGCTTTTTTAATCCGTATGCGGGGATTTTTACGCTTCAATTCTGGGAGCCAAACGGACAAGTAATTCCTTTTACAGGACCAGACGGGAAAGATTATGATGCCGCTTCTTTTGAAGTTGATTCAATCGCCGCCGATGTTGCTCTGATCAATTTGTTCAATTACGAATATTCTGGTTATTAATTCGAAAAGTTTTCTACATTTGCGAAAAACAATGGAATGAAAAGGGCAAGATATTTTTCAATCTTTCTTTTGGTTTTGTTTTGGGTGTTTACTCTATTAGCGGTTTTTTCATGCAAAAAGAACGATGAAACACCGTACATTGTGACTGGAGTATATTCAACCAATGGCGGTTTTGGATGTCGTTACGAGGCATCTGCAAAAGGTCATCCACCGATTTCATTTGTCGATGAATGCCGGAAATACAAATCAGGAGACGTAATCTTTAAAGTTCAATAACATGAAAAACAAATGTAACTGCGGAACAAAGAAAGGAGGCAAAGGCGGTCGTGGAACAAAGCGGTAATCTGATATTTCAGGCCATTTCAACAGCGTTCTTTGCATGGTTTTTCCGCTATGCAATCGAGAATGTGCCATACATGACTTGGTACGACAAACTTCTTTCAAAACTACCGGAGTGCCTTTCTGATCCATTAGGCAAGTGCCCTTATTGCTTTGCGCCCTGGTTATTCATCATTTTTCAAATCTTACCTTCAGATGTTCAATTTCTTCAAGTCGGTGTACAAACAGCCCACGCATTCGGTTGGATCTATGCCGCAAACAACTTCTTCGACAGACACCTCTAATCCGGTTTACAACGGGAATTGCCCGGCTGATCTCAAAGACAAAGTAGTATTTGCTTTCAAGTCTGGTGATCGGAATTACTTCATGTTCAATGCTGAACTCAATATTCCTTTCAATCGGTTCATGTGTGCACTGGACATTTACGATGAACTGGAATTGGGGTTGAATCCTGGAATCATTCAGAAGTTTCTCCAAACGCTTAATGAAATCTGCGTTGATCCAAAGGTAAAGAACGTTGATCAGATCAAACAGAAGATTGGTATTGCGGCTTACATGGTTCAGGAAAGGATCGATATTCATACCTCACTGAGCCTACACATGAAGCTGGCAACAGTCCGATTTTTCGATGAAATCGAAGACGTGACCGGGTATGACCATGAATTCAATGTTCAGAAAATCAAGTTCTGGACCGCCAATCACGACATTCAGGACTTTTTTTTTATGCAGCCCATTCAAAGTTTTCTGCCGCAATTGACAGACTTCAACGTGAATTTGCAGAAATATTTGGACGGGGAAATCCTACAAAGTCAAAGGCTGATGGATTGCCTCACGCAGTTCGGGCTACAAGAAAGCACAGAGCCAGAATTACAGAGCTATTTGTTGCAACAAATGGAAATCTTGGAGACTATGAAATCATGGGCAAAAAACCCATCTATGAGCACTGTGTAATTAAGACAGAAATCATTCGTCAGAAAAAGGAAAGTAGAAAAACTAAATAAGGGTTGAGATTTTGAAAAATGGGTAAACGCCTTTCTATTTTAGAAGGGCTTTTTTATTTAAAAACTTCAAAAAACAACCATGTTTGAGAATCTGTAATTTTGGATTTTAAAAATCTGAGATGATAGTTTCAACCAATGAAATCGTAGTCGGCTGGAAGGTCACAGGACAGGCTGAGCTTGAACGAATGGCTCAGACCTTCAACAAGGTCACGGAAGAAGAAAAAGAGGCATTGGCTGAACTCAAAAAGGTCAATGCTCAACTTCAACAGACCGCAACTGAAGGCAAAAAAGCCGGGGACACAATTTCAAAAGGGCTGAAAGAAGCCAACACTGAAACGCAGAAGTTTTCCGGGTCACTAAAAGGAGTTGGGGCTGAAATTGCGGCTGCGTTCTCTGTTGCTGCCGTTGTCGCATTTACAAAACAGCTTTATACCACCACATCGGCTTTTGAGGGGCTGAAAACAAGTATTGATTTTGCAAGTGGATCACAAAAAGAAGGGGCGAAGAATTTTCAATACCTAATCAATCTGGCTCAGAAATATGGAAAAGACCTGCAATCATTGGCAGGGGCTTATTCATCATTTACGGCGGCATCAAATCTTGCCGGGATAAAACTCAGCGAATCCAATAAGATATTTGAATCTGCCGTAAAAGCATCGACGGCTTTAGGAAAGTCAAACGAAGATACACAAGGTATTCTTTTGGCTTTCTCTCAGATTGTTTCAAAGGGTACTGTTCAGGCTGAAGAATTAAGAGGTCAGATCGGGGAGCGTTTGCCTGGTGCGTTCAACCTTGCCGCAAAAGCGATGGGAGTTACTACAAAGGAACTTAACAAAATGCTAGAGCAGGGGCAAGTTATATCGGCCGATTTCCTGCCAAAGTTTGCCAAAGAATTGGACAATGCCTTTGGCGAAGGGGCCGAAAAGAAAATGTTCAGCCTTACTGCTGCTTTGGGCCGTTTCACGACAGCATGGGATCGGTTTTTAGAATCCCCCGGAATTGCAAAAGTTGTGCAACGGGAAATCGGCATCTGGACCGGATACATTAATAAACTCAGGGAGCTAACCACTGACGAGGCAACATTAAATGAAGAAAAACAGGCTCAAACGCTTTTGAATATAAAAGAGAATGCCAAAAACGAGGTTGATATTGCCAAAAAGAAATACAACGAAATAAATAAAGCCAATGCTTCATCGAGGGCAGTCGCTCAGATGCTTTTGAATAAAGACAAGGAATCTTATGAAGCACTTTTGAATAGGGTAAAGTTTTTCAATTTGGAAGTTGATAAAAGAACCCTTGAAAACGTAAATGCCAGAAGAGAAGTGCTTCAAGGCATTATTGACGAGGCAAATTTGCGGGACAAGTTGGCTCAAAAGATTATTCCCAAAACAGTCGATCAGCTTAAAAAGGAGTATGAGGCCAAGGTAAAACTTTTGGGCATTCAACAGAAAATCGCAGAGCTTCAAATTCAGCTACAAACAGAGGCCGGGTTCGAAAGAGATATTGCACTGGTCCGAAACGCTGAAAAGTTCGGTAAAATGCGGTTGGATTTAGATTTGGATTATGGTAAGCAGGGAGTAGAAGCCGCAAAAGACAATGCCAAAACGCAGGGGCTTGTTAATAGAACCTTACATGATGATGCAATCAATCTGATTAAGAAAGAGTCCGAAGCCGGACATGAGGCATCACAAAAGGCAATGGATGACATTAAAAAACAAATGCAGTCCAATGCCGAATTTGAAGCAAAACGAGGATTAGATCAACAGAAGCAATTACAAACGGATGCTGAATTAGCAAAAGAGAAAGTTGATATTGAGAAGAAAAAACAGGAAAAGATTCTTGAGATTGACAAAAAATCCAAAGAAGAGCAAAAGCAACTTCAGCGAGATTTGACCGAACTTCAGTTGCAGGAAATTGAAGCGTATTCAAATTTCTTTTCTGCAACCCTGGACATGGGGCTCAATAATTATTTGAGTTCGGTTGATAAACAAATCCAGGCAAGTCGAGATCGGTTTGATGCTGAAATCAGATTGGCCGATGGAAACGAACAAAAAGTAAATCAGCTCAGGGAAAAGCAACGGGCCAAAGAAAAGGAATTGAGAACTCAGCAATTTGAGGCACAAAGGGCTGCTGCAATTGCACAGGTTATCTTTAAAACGGCCCCAGTGATTGCTGAATACTTTGCAACAGGTGTACTGGCTCCATTAGCTGTTGCCGGCCTTGCAATTCAGGCTGCTCAAATTGCTTTTATTGCTTCTCAACCTGTTCCGGAATTTTACAAAGGCGTGGAAAACTTCAAAGGCGGTCTTGCAATGGTTGGGGAAAGAGGGTCAGAGATTATTGAAACAAACAAAGGATCCTACCTTTCCCCGGATAAACCAACTCTGACCTATTTGCCAAAGGGATCAAATGTAATTACGGCTCCAAAGACCAAAGAAAGAATGCAGATGCTGAACTCCAGTATGCGGAAAGGTCAAAACGAATTCGTCTCCATTGATACAACCCCGATTGCAAGGGAACTTTCAAAAATGCCGGTTACTATTAACAAGATGGATGTTCGAGGGTTTACCGAATTTGTCAGGAAAGGGAATAAGACCACTCAGATGTTAAATCACAGAAAAGGGTACTAATGGCAATATTCGATTTCTACCTAAACGGAACGCAGGTTTCAGAACCGGTTGGCTGGGATCAGATTAAATTCAACGTAATCCGGACCGAACAGCATGGGATAGATCAGCCGTTCACAACCGAAGTCACATTCACCGGCGATCTGGACAAACAGCCCGATCTTGCCAATGCCGCCGCAATTATCCGGTTGGAGTTTGAGAACTCATTCATAAATGGGTCGGTTGATATTGAGATTGTTTCAGACATCAAAGTAGATGGTGAAATCTGGTCCTTTGTAGGCAAGATTGACCTTTCTACATATCAGGAAGTCAATATGAACAACGGATGTTCTGACGGCGTTACCGTATCCATTATTCAGGATGATTTCAGGGAGCAATTCAAAAGCCGGTCCGACGTTGAAATTGATCTGCTTTCAACCGTTGATCTTAACGGAAATTACATTCCGGAATTGACACTGGAAACCATCAGAACGCATTGCCAGGATCTTCTATTAATTGCCAAATGGAAAACGATTGCCGATACCCAGGAGACATTTACCAACGATGATGAAAGTAGAGTTGTTTGGCCTTTATACCTGACCAGCAATGATTTTACAGGCGACTATGGATCTGCTTTTTCGGCGGTTGGGTTTACTTTTACGGCAACCAATGTATTTCTTACCAACAACTCAAATCAGGATCGCAACTTTATTATCCCATGCGGGAATCTGAAAGTTACAATTGTCAATACCGGACAGGACGCATTGTTCCAAATTTTTGCCACAATTTTTAATGAAGACGGCTCGTTTGCAAGTTCTGACGAATTAGATTTTACTATTTTAGCAACAGGAGCAACCGGATTTTTGGAATACCAATTTTCCGATTACCCATTTTTATTAGAACCTGGTCAGCGTTTCCAAATTAATTTAATGGGATCGGTCAGTACGCCAAATGTAACGTACAACGCTACATGGTTAATGGCAGACAACTTCATGACCATTACCGAAAAGAATGCAAATGCAGATGCCAGCAATACTCTTTGTATCCGGGTAATTAATGCACTTAAAAGGGCTGCATATTTATTAACCGGCAGCGCAGACTCAATTAGGTCGGATACGTTCGATATTAGTGGGTGCAACTGGAGCAATGTTTTAACAACGGGGCTCTATTTGCGTAATGCCGAAAGTTTCCAGCAGCTTGTAATGGCCTGTATGGATTCGGAAGAAAACCCGCAGTTTGCAATCAAAACATCCTGGAAGAAACTGTTTGAAGGATTAGATCGAATATTCTGTTTGGGATGGGAATTTGAACCAGACGGGTACAATGGCTACATCATCAGGGTTGAGCCGGTTGAATACTTCTATCAAAACACGATTCAGGCCGAATTTACAGAGGTTCCGGACATTAAACGTTTTGCCATGTCCGATAAGCTCTACAACGCTTTCACACTTGGCTATTCGGATAAATGGAAAAACATTCAGTTGCAAGGTATCAACGCCATTCATACGGAACGAAATTACTTCATTCCAAACAAGGCACTTCAAAACAATACATCTGCGAAACTGGATCTGAGATCTGATATTATCGCCGAAGGGTATTGCATTGAGGTTTACAGGCGTTTACAATTCTTTGTGGACACGTCCGGGTCATCAGACCGTCCGAATGATTACGACCTGTTTTTGATTTGGACAAATCCGGAAGAAGTAACAATTGCTGATATCGAGGATTCCGGATATCAGTTCCCCGGTGAAACGGGTTCAAAGACTTTTGCTGCCGGAACAATCAGCTATTCAAGTTCATTGATCGGAACCAATAACAGTCCGGTTGATCGAATCTACAACGTCCTGCACACCCCGGCCAGGATTGCGGCAAGATGGTGGAAGTGGTTAGGCCAGTACGCTTATGGGTTGCCAACCATTGACCAGGCTTTGAAATTTCAGTCTGGGCAATACTTTACCGATTTTCAAATGGCGGTTCCGGATCCATGTGAAGAAATCACATCAGGATATTTGGGCGAAAACTTCGATATCGACATCGATTCAACGGGCACAAACTTTCCGGGAGTACTTGTAAAGCCCATCGGGTATGAGTTCGAGGTTCCGCAGGAATTATGTGATTTCCTCACAATGGCAAATGAGGGCAAACGAATAGTGAAAGTAAGTTCAGGAACTTCTATTTTTGCGGGGTACATTGTAAGGGCCGAAAATGAACCATCAGGAAATTCAGGCGGTCTTTCTAAATTTACATTAATTGGTACAGAAGTACCGGCTACCACAGGACGTTCATATTCATCCGGTTATTCATCCGGGTATTCATAAAAATGGCACAAAAAACAAGGGCGCAATTACAGGCCGAAAACGCAGCTTTATTTGTTGAAAACACAACTGGCGATATTACCCCAACACTGGAAAAGGCATTCAATAAAGACTGGATTGATTCATGTATGCTTTTGGCAGAAGGTACTTACACGACTATTTCCTTAGTTGATTGGACCGCCTTGGTTGCTGCCAATGGATTGATTCCGGGGTGGCGGTATCGGGTAACATCGGCATACGAATTCGATGCCTTCGGGTTCAAAGATATTGTGGTGACGGCGGATTCGGTGAATACCGTGGAGGACACAGGATATGTTACATCTGGCTCGTCTGCAATAATATCTGCTAACATATCGGTTGCATTAAAAGAAACCGTTGTGGTGTCAATTAACGCACAATCAGGCCAATTGATTTCGCCAACTCCTTCCGTTGTG